GCTACTACTCGTCGTCGTAACATATACTAGGTCTAAATCTATATCGTTCATTTGTATTGTCTGTAATAATACATCAGATTCTTTCTATACACTTTTTACGAATTACTCTATCGTATTTTTATCGATTATAGTTTCTTTCAAGATATTATTTATTATCTTCTTTTCAAATCGTTCATCCTCCTCTTTACCATATCCTCCTAACGATGCTTTTGAATATTCAAAGAATTTATCACATTCTGGTGTATCTAACACATCATATTGAGGGTTTTCGGCTATCCACGGATGCACTTGGGCTTTGTTCTTATTCGCAATTATGCGAACTGCTTTCCGTATATGGGTTTTCTTTTCATCTTCCTTCGCCCATGTATCAGAATCTTTTACATAGACCGTCTCACGTTTAAAATCAGTACAGTGAATTGGGCGGGAGTTTGGCTCCATATCGCGAATACGCTCCAATAAAATGTCGGATATTCCTCTTACATATCCTACTTCTCCTGTATTAATAAAGTCTTCTATAGTAAGTTCTATAGATTGGATAAAATCATTCAGGTTTACAGCATCTTTACAAGTCTCGTTTAAAAACACATTCAGATTAAACTTGTTGTTCATGGTATTGTTCGTATTGTTAATTGTTGTGTTTCCAGTGTTCTTCGATAACTCTATTATCGTATCTTGTTGTTCTACCATTTTCTGTTGTTGGTCTGTCATTCTCTTATGTTGGTCCATCATCATCTCCTTGAATTCTTGATTCTGTTTTAATAACTCTATTACTAATGACGAATCTACTGGGGGATGGGGCACTGTTGCTGACTCTTGTGGTTGTTCGGGGGATACACCTTTACATTTCTGTTTGTGATTCCATAAAGAAGATGCATGTTTAAACAATTTATTACAACCACATTGGTATACCTTAGAACTATTTGGAACTATTACATTCGTATTTGTTCGTATTTTGTGTTTTCGTGTTATTAAATGTCTATCATATTGACTTTTTCGCTTGGTAATATAGTTACAGTTTTTACATTCATAACTGTCTGAAATATCGGAACTAAACATCTTCGTGGTTTCGTATATTATACGAAGATAATTAGTTCTAAATACTTTACTCTATAATATACTTAATAAAAATATGCAAATAGCTTTTTTACTATTCTTTTCAAAAATACTGCATTTCAATCACAAACACCATTTTTGAAAAGTATTAAAACAAAACTATCTTGACCAAACCTATTTTGGACATTTTATAAATGTCCATTTTTTATTTTCGTAGCCATTTCTTTTTATTGTTTTTTTAGCGTAGAACTATTTAAATTAAGAATTAAGAATTAATAGTACATGAACCAAGAATCTTTGATAGCTCTATTATTGTATCTTGTTGTTCTACCATTTTCTGTTGTTGGTCTGTCATTCTCTTATATTGGTCCATCATCATCTCCTTGAATTCTTGGTTCTGTTTCAATAATTCTATTACTAATGATGAATCCAATGGAGTTGGTAATGTAGCTACTTGTGTTTGTTCTTGTGCTACACAATTACATTTAGCACGATGTTTCCATAAACCAGACCGAGTATTAAATGATTTGCGACATTCATCACATACAAAGGACTGGGGATAAATAACAGTTCCTCTTTTATTCTTTGTATGTTTACGTGTTAGTAAATGACGATTATAATCTTTTTTGCTTCTGGTTATAAAACAACATTTTTTACACACAAATTTACCTGAACTCATTGAACCACCTCCATTCTTAGATTCGTCCGTAGTTAAACAATCACTGTTGATGATATTTTGACGATGTTTGTTAGTCGTGTTGTGTATATCCAATAAGTTGGTGGAACCAAAATAAACATCACATACATTACAATGTGGGCGTTCACTAGGAGGTGTATATTTCATTAGTTTCGGTTTTGGTTTTGGTAATGGCTCTATACTATTCAATGTAGCTTTATAATCTTCAAAATATGATTGTTCTAGTTTTTTAGCTGCGTATAAATCGTCACAATTATGAAAAGCAATTATTTCCATACTCCAATTGTCCCATCCCATATTATCTCGTATAGTCTTGTATAATTTGCAATTGTAATTGGACGATTTATTATTTTTGCTACCTTGTTTATGTGCGTATTTCCTCTGAACGAAATTGGTAGTATGTCCTATATATAGGTCATCTATAGCTGAATCTTTACAATAAATCTTGTAAAATATAGTATTGGAATAATCAATGTCAACTTTCGGCATCTTATGTCTTATATGTAGTTATATGCGACAGTGTTTATATTATTTATATAACAATAAGATAAACAAATTAAGCGTGACCTATTATAGCACAATCCAATCGTTTACCAGCGTGTCCGGTCGTGAATGAATCAGAATGGCCTCCTTTGCCTAAGTCATCTTCATCTACGTGAACGATGATAGACCTCCCAAAAATGGAATATTTCCCATATAGGGTTATTTTGTCAGTAGATATGTGAGTGTTTACATCTCCATAATCGTTTGCTACTATGTTCCCTAAATCACCAGCGTGACTATTCTCTGTGTGTAATCCACCGTGTGTTTTGTTATATGGATTCCAGTGACCTTTACATTCCGAACAATCTTTTTTTAACAAATTCCCTTTTTCGTGAATATGAAACCCGTGTTTACCTGGAGATAAGTGTTTAACGTGTATATTTATTTTAACTGGAGATTGATTATCATCTTGATAAAATGTAACATACCCGTCTTCTAATTTACCTTGAAATACTGCTATACCTTGCATTAGATTATATTATATGTATGTATAAAATATTCAAAAATAATACATACATCGTTTATCTATTCTAATCAAAATATAGTATTCATTTATGTAATGAGTTTGAAGTCTATATCAGTAGATTTAACTCCAAAGAAAACTAAAGATGAGATAGAAGAAGAAAAACATATAAGAGAACAAGAGAAGAAAGCAAAGAAACGTCAAAAACGTGTTGTAACAAACCATAAAAAATGGGAGTTTACAGAGGAAGAATTACAATGTTCTCAACAGTTAAAATATATTATGCAAATAACAAATGAAAAAGAGAATGATACAAAACAGTATAGATGTATTAACGACAGCTTTAGACAGAAACTGAGTAGTTATCGTAGTCAAGACACAATAAAAGCCCGTTATTCCGAAGAAAATTTTACAGATATAGAGAACATTGTAGAATTATTACAAGAATCGGGCAATATATGCTATTATTGTCAAGAACCGGTCAAGGTTCTCTATGAATATGTCCGAGATCCAAAACAATGGACTCTTGAACGAATCGATAATGATATAGGTCATAATAAAGGAAATCTAATGATAGCGTGTCTAGGTTGTAATTTAGGTAGGAGAACAATGCATCAAGAAAGATATGTATTTACAAAACAACTGAGTATTGTAAAAAAAGATTAACACCAAAACTGATATATAAACATTTCTACAATAAAATGTAATGACAGATTTAAATAATAGTATTGAGAACAATCATCAAAATATATATGATAAATTAGACTATTTCTATAAAACGAACAAAATCCCACATTTGATATTTCACGGTGAATCGGGTTCTGGTAAACGTTACATAGTAGATAAGTTTATTCAGAAGATATATAATAGCGACAGACACAAAATCAAGCAAAATGTAATGATTGTAAATTGTGCACATGGTAAAGGTATAAAATTTATACGTGAGGATTTAAAGTTTTTCGCGAAAACGAATATAAGGTCAGATTCTGGTGCGTCTTTTAAATCCATAGTGCTAATTAATGCTGATTTCTTAACAATAGACGCCCAATCAGCACTAAGACGCTGTATAGAGTTATTTAGTCATACTACACGTTTTTTTATAATTGTAGAGAACAAACATAAGCTATTGAATCCTATATTATCTCGTTTTTGTGAATTGTATGTTCCTGAGTATGTGAAAGATAGAAAGATAGAAAATTTACATCAACATTTCATTAAAGAACATACAACCCCAATATCTAATACGGATGGATGGATAGATGAAAATTTAAAAAAGGTAGATGTAAGTAATCATATGAACGTAATGAAATTTGCGGATGATTTTTATCAAGAAGGTCTATCGTGTTATGACTTTATAGAATGGGTGAAATATACAGATACAATAACTGATAAGAAAAAGAACGAATTAACCGTGTGTTTTAATAATATTAAATCAGAGTTTAGGAATGAAAAATTGTTACTGGTATACTTATTAGATTATTTGTATTTACGTTTAAACCCCACCTTAAAAAGTGTATTCACAATATAATTAGATGGACGATTTTGTTTTATCCAACTTACAGGAATCCCGAAATGAATGGTGTAGTCGTTTAGTTAGTATTTTTACCCCTCTAATTTTAGGGGGTGTGAAATCTCTATTCAACGAATCGTGGAAGTTATGTATTGATAACGATGAACCAAACAAATATTTGATGACATTTCAGAACTTACTCTCAAGAATTCCCAAATGGAATAATGAAATAATAGAAGATGAACGAAAACGCATAATTGAACGTAGTGGCTGTAATTATTTAGAAGATTTGATAACTTGTGTCCATATTATTCAATTAAAAGTTCTTACGTGTATTCGTGTAGGAAATAAACAGAAGAAGATAGATATATCAATTCCGAAGTTAGATAGTTTTATTCACAAGGTATATATCAATGTGGCCCGTAAGGTATATTCAAACGTATATTTGTTTGATAAAAACATAAGTCCATTACAGCTTCAAAAGAACAATCGTGAGCTTGAGAACATAATCCAAGAATGTGTTCTCATTTCGATTCGTGAAAGTATTCCAACCGAAGCCATTATCCGTGCGTATATGGACGAAAGTGTAGAGCATGAAGAAGAAGTAATAATTGAAGATGTGAATGAAGAAGAAGAAGCGACTGAAGATATTCTTGTTCCCGAGAAACAACAAGAAGCAATAATGGATATTGACGAAACCGTTCCCGAGGTTGTGCCTGCGATTCAAAATGTAGATAATGAAGCGGTAGTAACAAAGTTATCGTTTAACGATATGGATGCGGTGTTAGACGAGTCTGATAATGTGAGAACAATAGAAGCCCCTAAGTCATTAGAACGACTTGAAGAAATTAGCACGGAAAGAGCTTTCCAGCGACAATTAGACGAAGAATCCGACGATGAACGCATCCAAATCTCAACCGAGCAAGTCGACTTACGAGACTTTGATGAACTCGGTTCTACTCATTCAATTCAGAATAATGATGACAGTATAATTTTAGATGGTATCGAAGAATTAATATAATTTAGGCATATTCGTCTGGTTACAAATAAAAAAATGAGAAAAAACTATATTAGTAATGGAAAAAGCCTTTATACTATCTTTATTTATAACCGGAGTCTTCTTTGTATCAAAGTTGATTGATATGAAATATATCAGTAAGGAATGGAAACCAATCAAAACTATTATTCGCGAATCCCTTTTTGTACTAGTCTCAAGTATTATATCAGTAGTTACATTTTTTCTAACCAATGGTAAGATGAGCGATTTTTTTAATATTTTGACAGAAAATAAGACGTTAAAACCGTCTGCGACAGAGGTATTTACTGGTGAGCCCGGTTTCTAAAAACACTATAACTAAAATTGATTAATTATAATGTAAAGATATGAGTAGATATACTATAATAATGAGTGTAGCTCAATATATAAAACTGTTTAAACGGGATGGTATAACGACTTTAGACGATTTATCGGAAGAAAAGTATGTTACATTAATAAAAAAAACGAATAATGCGTATTATAATAATACGCCATTGATGACAGATAATGAGTTTGATATTGTAAAGGAGTATTTTGAAAAAAAATATCCAAACAATGCGGTGTTAAAAAATATTGGTGCTCCAATAACGAAAAATAAAGTAACTTTACCATATAACATGCCTTCAATGGATAAAATAAAGCCAGATACAGATGCGCTAGACAAATGGATGAAAACGTATACGGGAAATTATGTATTGTCGTGTAAATTAGATGGGGTTAGTGGAATGTATACAACTGAAAATAACACCCAAAAGTTATATACACGTGGAGATGGAACCGTAGGTCAAGACATAACTCATATACTTCCATTGTTAAATTTACCCAAACAAGAAAATATAGTAGTTCGTGGTGAATTTATAATATCAAAAACGAACTTCGAAAAAAAATATAAAACCAAATTTGCGAATTCAAGAAATCTAGTATCGGGTATAATAAATAGTAAAACATTTGATAACAAAATCAATGATATGGATTTTGTAGCATATGAAGTAATAAAACCAGTATTGCAACCAATAGAACAAATGAAATTATTAGAGAAATGTGGGTTTAATACTGTTCGAAATTTACAGATGTCTTCATTAACCAATGAACTATTATCACAATTATTAATTGATTGGCGAAAAAATTACGAATATGAGATTGACGGTATCATTGTATCCAATAATAAAAAATATGAGCGTCGAGAAAAAAATCCCGAACATTCATTTGCATTTAAAATGGTAATCTCAGATCAAGTTGCGGAAGCCAAGGTAGTGGATGTGATATGGAGTGCGAGTAAAAGTGGA